AAATAGGTATTGGTTAAAACTTTTTAACTATTTTTTCCCCCATCTCTCGACACGGGCATGATGTATACAACAATGCACACAAACAAGTACGCAAGGTGGTACACCAAGAAGGATTTCAGACGGGGGCGCGGCGTTCATAAAATGTTTACATTGAATGGGTGCAAAACCCTTGCAATTCTTCTAGTTTAGGAGTACAATAAAACCATGAAACACAACAGCGTTTCAAATACCGAATATCAACACTCACAAACAAAGGAGAAAAGACCACTATGAAATGCTCTATCAAGTATGTTCTGCTGACCGCTGTTAAGGCAAAGAAGGTTTTTGACCTTCTCTTCATCGAAGCGCACAATGTCCGCACCTGTATGGAGTGTGCCAAGCTGGACGGCTACAAAGTCGTAGCCAGCAAGGCGGGGTCGAAGGCGTTCGAGATGGACGCTCTTGATGCGACCTATCCGAACATCCTCTCTGCAATGTGTGAGGCCGTCCCGGCAGACTTTGCATGGAACGACCTGCACAGCCAGCTTGAAGAGACGGGCGTAAAGCCGGACGACGATGAGTCGGACGCCGCCCAGAAAGAAGAGGTAGACAATGCCTGATACTTGCACTGCCGGGTGCTGTATTCCGGCAAACGTGTCCTATGTCCTGTTCTATGAGGACGCCGCCCAGAATATTTATGGGCTGGTGTACGACAAGGACGAAAACCTTTCGAATATCGTGTCTGGTGTGGGCCGCTTCGACCCCGTCCCCGTCACGGCATTCGAAGAGGGCGCAAGACATGGCTTTCCGTACAGCCCCGCGTGGAACCCCTGCTGTCACGAAAACAAAACCATGACCCAGATGGAAGCAGAGTTGAAAGCTCAGAATCATCTCATCGCCACGGTCTACAACGACCATCTCAAGCCCTCTGCACTGTACCCCGCCAACGCCGACCCCGTCGGTAAGCAGTTCCTCAGTCGTTGGATTTTCGGTTGAAGGGGGTACAGAACCATGCAGGACATCAACAACAAACTGGCCGCAATCGTTGACTTTCTTTCGAAGATGTACAGCGCACAGGCCAAAACAAACGAACTGCTTTATACTATCATCGACAAGCTGGACGTCATTCACGCCGCCCAGAAACTTTAATAAGGAGACTATGTTATGGCTACTTTTAAAAAGAATCGTTCGACCGTTGCCGCCCCTGAGTATGACGACAAGCCCAAGCTGAACATCAAGGGGGCGACGGTTAGCGGCTGTCGTTTCCTCAGTGACAAGGTCATTGCATTCACCCTCAACCTTCCCGGCCTTGCTCTGTACAACATGAAGGTCATCGACGGCAAGAACGGCGCGTTCGTTGCGCCCCCTCAGAACAAAAGCAACAAGTCTGACAAGTGGGTGGACGCCGTCGGGGTATGGCTCAACAGCGACGATGAAGAGGACATCGCACGGGCCGTTATCGACCACGCAACGCAGGCAGGCGACCCGGTGGACTGGAAAACCCGGTATGAGGTGTGACAATGGGAAAGCGTAACAAAGAAGTTACGCTTGACCTCTATACAATCGACGGCTGGGTGAACATCCCAGCCGTTTCTAGTTTAGGGGCATGGTGTAACATTATCATAGGTAAACGACAGGTGGGCAAAACCTACGGCACATTGTTATATGAGCTGACGAACGAAAAACCGTTTTTGTATCTGCGACGCACTACCACAGAGTTTGATGCAATCACTTCTGACCCACAATTAAACCCCTTCTTACCTCTCAAGAATGAGGGGTTTGATGTGGACATCGTGAAGAGCGGAAAGGTGACATACACCATCGGACAGTATGAGTATGAGGATGGAAAGCCCAAAGACTGCATCAAGAAATACGGCATAGGGATGACCCTTCCCAGTATTGCGAATATCCGTGGTTTCAACGGCTCTGCTTTTCATGATGTCGTGTATGACGAGTTCATCCCGGAGAAAATCGTTGTGAAACGCAAGGCAGAGGGCGACGCGCTCTTAAACGCCTATGTTACCATAAACGGCAACAGGGAACTTGAAGGTAAACCCCCGCTGAGAATGTGGCTACTTGCTAACGCTTTTGACATTACGTCCCCAGTGCTGGTTGAACTGGGCGTTGTGGATGAGATTGCGAAAATGGCAAGGACGGGGAAAGAATGGACGCTGACAGACAGTGGTGTTTTCCTCTGTATGCCGAAGTCTCAGCGAGTCAGTGAGAAACGCGCTCAAACAGCGTTCATGAAACACATGATGAAAAACAAGGATTCAAAGTTCTATCAGATGGCAATGGAAAACAAATTCAGTTATAATAATCTTGAAGCAGTCCATCCGATGAGCTTGCGTGGCATGAAACCGGAGTTCAAAGTTGGGGATTTGTATTGTTACAAATACGATGATGCACACTATTACCTGTGCAGTTCCCCGCACCAGTCCCACGAAGTATACCCCGATACGCAGGCCGGGCGAAACACTTTTAGACTCGCTCATCCCTACTTCGGTTTGATGTTTGTTTTGGGTCAGGTTTGGTGTGCCGATGTTCCGGCCCTTATCAAAATAAGAGAATATCTTGACATGAAGGAAGAGTGAGTGCTATTATAAAGGTGCGGGGGACTCCAAAAGACAAGCGCCCCGGAAGGGCGTGGAGTTGCATTCTTGTCTTGCATACCCCCGTATTATAGAAAGGAGCGAAGCGAATGCTTCTGTACTCATATAGGACAGATGCAAACACGTCTGTTTCCCCTCACTTCAAAGTGAAGGAGTTTCACAGCAGGAAAGACCCCTGTGACACTGTCATCATCGACCCCCGTTTGGTTGACCTCTTAGAGAACATCCGACGCCTGACCGGCAAGCCGGTACACATTAACAGCGGATACCGTTCTAAGGAGTACAACCGAACTATCAAAAACGCCTCTCCGAAGTCTCAGCATTGCGAAGGCAAGGCGGCTGACATCTGGATTGAAGGTATCAGCCCAGAGAAGGTAGCACAGTATGCAGAGTGCTTCTTGGGAGCGTCTGGGGGTATCGGAATCTATCATACATTCACTCATGTGGATGTCAGAAACGGCAAAAGCCGTTGGAAAGGAGCTTATTAAATGAAACTTGATGATGTTCTTATGCTGGCCCGTGCAGGCTATTCCAAGGCAGACATTGCCGCCCTTCTGGGTAGTAATCCCGTCCCCGCTACTCCCAAGGCCGCACCCGCCCCCGCTACTCCCAAGGCCGCACCGCTGACGGGTGCGCCCCCCTTGCCCGGTGACGTTGCAACAAATGTTACGGCTTCTGCAAGTTCGCCTGCCGCCTCGTCTGCACCGGACTGGGGTGCTATGACCCAGAGCATCGCCGCTCTGACTGCGCGGCTGGACACTCTGGCGACCCCCACGGCGGGAAGTTTGGGCGGAGATACCGCCGACGCCGTGTCGGTCGATGACATTATCAGGGCGGCTATTACGCCCGCAACACCGGACGCCGCACCGGACTTCTCGAAGGGGGTGTAAATCGTGGCAAAGTCCAAGAACAATATGCCGACTCTGGCAAAGGCTGACGTGTTCCGTCCGAAGGACGTCTACACCATCGTCAACGCCGTCTTGCAGGACGTCACCGGTCAGCGTACGTTGACGGCGGTGGACACTTCTTCCTTTATCAACGTGGGTCAGATGTGTCTTTCCACCAGCAAAGAAGGGACTTTGCAGGCCCTCTCGAACATGGTGGCCCGCACCGTTATCACCAGCCGCGCGTACACGGGCCGCTTCACTTCTGTTGAAATCAGTAAGCAGGACTGGGGGTTGTATATGCGGAAAATCGCCTTCTTTGCAGGCGAATTTGAGCAGTCTGACTTTATCAACACCCAGCAGAACCCCGACACTCTGGTGGACGGTAACAGCCTTGATATGTACAAAATCAAGAAGCGTTACCCGTTCGAGATGTGGTACGGCGACCAGAAGACTCTGAACCAGACGTACACCCGCTTTCTCGACCAGCTCAACACGGCATTCCGGTCTGAGTCTGAGTTCTCTGCCTTCATGCAGGGTTTGGCGGTCGAGATTCAGAACGACGTGGCCCGCTGGAAGGAGATGGAAAACCGCCTGTGTGTCATGAACTATATCGGCGCTATCTACAACACTGGCAAGCCGGGAAGCAAAGTCAACCTGACGGCGGCTTTCAACGTGGCCCGGGATACCGCCTATACCACCCGGGAGCTTTTGACCGCTCATTTGCAGGAGTTTCTTTCCTTCTTTGTGAGCCGTCTGGAAACGGATACTGCGCTTCTGGAAGAGTCCACTGAGCTGTTCCATCTGACGCCCTTTTGCACCGATGACAAGGGAAACACCCTGCATCTGTTCCGGCACACTCCCAAGAGTGAGCAGAAGCTTCTTCTGTTCCAGCCCCTTATCAACGACGCCAAAGCGTGGGTTTACCCCGCTATCTTCGGCCCGGGTTATCTGTCCTTTGGCAACTATGAGGGCGTTACCTTCTGGCAGAACATCAACGACCGTTCGGCCATCAATGTTACCCCTGCCCAGTTCAACGTAAACACGGCAGAAGCAGAGCAGGGCCAGCCCGTCAAACTCGACTATGTGGTGGGCCTGCTGTACGACAAGCGTGCAATGGCTACCACCTACTTCAAGGATAACGTGTGGACGACTCCCTTTAACACCCGAGGCGAGTACTGGAACATCGAGCATCACTGGAAGATGAACTACACCCTTGACCCCACGGAGAACGCAATCCTTTATTATATGGCTGACCCGGTCACACCCGGCCCGTAACCGCTGAACGCCCCGCCCCCTATGGGGCGGGGCTTATTTTATAGAAAGAGGTGATATAATGGCAGGCACATTCAATGGAGCTGTCCCCGCGCCCAGTGTTGAGCATGGTTATCATTTCCACTTCGGAAACATCGAAAAACGGCTTAATTCTACCAAGGCTTTTGACTATGGTGTGTTGAAGGATTTGGAACGGTGCGATTTTAAGAAACCAACCAGCATGGAACACCCCGTCATTTACTGTACTATCAATTCCATCAATATTTCGCCGCAATGGAATTACTGCCACTGCGAAGAAACCAAATCATTTTACTGGATAGATGACATTACCACCCTTCGGGCGAACATCTGGCAAATCAGTCTGAGTATTGACCCCCTTGCAACTTACCGTGAAGCAATTCTTAAAACCAAGACGTTTATTGAATACGGTTTTAACAGTGACGCAAGCGGGGCAACATTCCGTTTGCAGGACGCGCGGCAGAACGTCGCAAGACGTCCCACGGTTTCAACCGTCGCCGTTGACATTACCGACGGCAATTTAGACCCCGACACAGGCGTTTATATGCTGTCCTGTGTGGGCAAGGGCGGGCTTGCCACTTATGCCGTAAATCAGACGACCATGAACACCCTGTTAACGGCGCTTTCCACTTTATGGGCGGCAGAAACGAAAGCGATGGTTGACTGGAAACTTGCCCTTCCTGAGTTTATGAACAAGTTCGTTTTCGGCTCTTCGGCAGTCGAGAACATCCGTTCTTGTTACTGGCTACCGATAAACTTCGGACGGTACGGCGCGGGCCGTCAGACTCCTATCACCTTGGGCGGCTTTGATACGGCGGCTTCCGGGCGTATCGTTTCCATGAAGGATAATAGAAAGGTAACAACAGCCATTCCCATTCCGTGGCCCGCTGACGACTGGAAACGGATGAATTGCCAGATTCAAGTTTACGTCCCGAATATCGGCGTTGTAGGTATCCCGGTAGACCAGTGTAACAACGCCTTGACTGTTGACATTGAATGGTGCTTGACTTTGATAGATGGGTCTGTTACTGTAAGAGTATCAGCAGGAGACTATACGGCATTTGTTGGCAGTACGAACATCTCAAGCCCCTATGGAATAGGCGCAAGTAACATTGACCCCATCAAGGCAATGGGCGGGGCGTCTACCATTGTGGGCGGTGCAATGGAGTTTGGCGGGGGAGTCGGTGCGGCTATCCTGACCCCGGGACTCATCGGCAAGGCAAGCGGCGTACAGGCGGCAATGCAGGGCGCGGCGACAGCCGCCGAAGGACTGCGGCAGACCATTACACCCATCACACAGAGTGTGGGGTTCACGGCAGGCGCGTCCCAAACGCTGTTACCCACCGAAGCGCGGTTGACGCTTCTGTATTATCCCCCCATTGACGACGCAGGGTATCAGGGTCTATATGGGTATCCCGTTATGAAGGTAGCAACGCCTGTCTCAGGATACTGCAAAACCCGTGGTTTCTCCTGTCAGCCAGAAGGAGCAATGCCGGACGAAATAGCATATATCAACCGCGCAATGGATAGCGGCGTATTTATTGAGTGAGGTGAAGACAATGTATCAGTGTTATGATGGATTCTTTGACGGGGGTGTTCCATGTGGAACATTCATCAAGAGCTTTTCCACCGACGCCCTCAATTACTGGGAGCGTTCATTCTTCCAAAGATGTAGGTCAATCATCGAGTTTGACGGCTTGCCCAAAGCCGCACCCGGACAAATCGGCTGGGACTATGATGCTTTTATGTACCAGCTTTTCCGAATGGGTTATGCGGTGGTGTTCAACACGAAGAAATACGGCATGGTTGTACAGCCCGGGTATCCTTCGGGGTATGGCTTGCAGTATCAGCCCCGGGCAATGACCGTTTCGACCCAGTTCTTTCAGTTCAACCGCCCCCTTGAAATAGGTACTGAATGCGGCGTTATCAAGCTCACGCCTGACTATCGGGGTATCTGGGATATTATCACCAAGTATGCCGTTGAGATGCAACACGCAGAGGTTGCTATCCGGCAGAGCGCCTTGAACTCCCGGTTTGCGTATGGTGCGTTCGCCAAAGACGACAAACAGAAAAGAAGTCTTGAACTAATGTTCCAACGGCTGGCAAACGGTGAACCCGCAATCGTTCTCAACCCCGATTTGAAACGCCCCCTTGACGGTAAGACCGGAGAGGGCGGGGCTTATGAACTGCCCATCATGCAAATTGACCGTGATTTGTCGAAGAATTTTATCCTTCCCGAACTCATGGAGTTCAGACGGACGATTCTGATGGACTTCTACCGGGAACTTGGAATTAAAGTCCAGCCCGACAAGAAGGAAAGGATGATTGTTAACGAAAGCGAAAGCGCGGATGCTGAGACGTTTAACCGTCGTGAAGTGTGGAGAATCTGCCTTGAAAAGTCCCTTGATGAAGTGAACAAAATGTACGGCCTGAACATTACTTTCAAAATCAATGAACCGAAGCAGGACACAGAAGGGAGTGGAGATAATGCCGATTTATTACGGAACACTGGTAAATGAGCTGGACAGCGGTGCAAACCTTGAGGCGCTGTTGATGTACGACCATGACCTTTTTGCAAACATGGTGTTGCCCGTGGGGCTGGATAAAGTGCAGGCTATTTCGGCAATACGCCGCCTGCACGGGCTTGCCCCGTTGTACCACCCCGACCCCTTTTATATGAAGAACGAGATTTTCTTCTGGTCAAAACAGCACTGCCCCATCTGGGAAAAGCTTTATGCGACGACGAAGCTGGAATATAATCCCATTTGGAACACGGAAGTGTCCGAACGAAGCAAGGATACCACGACCACAGACCGGGATACCAGCACTCAGAGCGACGCCCACAGCCACGGCGGGGCAACTGACACGGCTTCTGCCAACAGCACAAAAGGCGGGTGGAACACTGAGGATGGTGCTTATCATGAAGACACTGCCGCCGACGGATGGAAAACCGACGACGCCACCCAGCACAGTAAAACCGTGCATGACGGGTGGAACAAGGAAGATGGACACTATCACGACAAAAACCTTTCGACGGCAGAGGGCGAGAAGACCCGGGACTTCATCGAAGATATTAAAGGTACACTCGACAGCCAAGTGGATACCACTTCTCATACTGGTGTTGTGGGAACACGGGACACGAAGCACGACGAAACCATGACGGACACAATCGACACGACCAAAAACACCGTCAGCGATACCGAAAACAAACTGTCTGCTGAAAACGAAGCCACATACCAGCCCGACAACACCAGCCATACCGTTACCGATGAGAAGGGCCATTCGGACGAAACCAAGAAAACCAACTGGACGGAACACGAAGACACGACCCAGAACACCGACTTCACGCAGGGTGTGACGACTGACCAAGATACCACCCAGAACACCGAAAATCACGCCTTTGAAACTACCCGTGATTTGTCCACGTCTGACACCCACGGTGATACCCATTCGGCGGCGTCTGACGGTACGGTTGACGATACCCGTGCAGAAAGCATCTCGAAAGACCAACACGCCGACAAGGGAACTACCAAGGGCGGAAGCGTCAAGAAAAACCAGTACGACGACCGCACCCGGGACGAGTCCTTGAAGGACAACAAACACAATGAACACGCCGTATCGCTTGAGACGGGGAAGGAGAACACCACCGTCACCGTAACACATGAGTATAGCAAATCCGGCAATATCGGCGTCACGACCACCCAACAAATGATTGAAGCAGAAAGGGCCGTTGTTCTGTTCGATATTTACACGAAAATTGCTGACGACTTCCACCGCACTTTCTGCCTTGACTGTTATTGATGGGGGTGTTAGAATATGAATGAAGTGATAGCCGCCGTAATAACAGGAATAATCACCTTGACCGGTGTTCTCATTGCTAACAGTAAATCGCAGGCCGTCACCGATACCAAGCTGGACGAACTGACAAGAGAAGTCAGGGAGCACAATACTCTGATTTCAAGAGTTCCCGTGCTGGAAGAGCAACTGAAAGTTGCAAATCACCGGATAGAAGACCTTGAAAGTGAAGTCCATCTTCTCAGAGAAAGGGGGTGTAAGCATGAATAAAATTAAGGTTGCTACTATGACCCGAACCGCTGTTCTGATTCTGGCTCTTGCTAATCAGATTCTCAGCGCTACCGGACACAGCCCTATCCCCGTGGATGACGCACAGCTTGAACAGCTCATCTCCACCGGTATGACTGTGGGCGCGGCTATCTGGGCATGGTGGGAGAACAACAGCTTCACCAAAGAAGCTATTGCCGCCGATAACTATCTGGAAAGCCTCATCGGCAGAAAGGAGAAGTAATGAACTGCAATCTTTACCCTAATTATTCCACCCCGGGCGACCCTTTCCAGTATGACCTTCGGTGGATGGTGGGTCAGATTCAGAGCTTACAGGCGTTCGTGGAACAGCTTTCTAAGGGGCTGGATGCAAACAGCGGTAATATCGCCGCTCTGAATCAGGCTACAAAAGCCTTGACCGATGCACAGCACTGTATCAACGACCGTCTCAACAGCGGGGACTTTGAGGACGGGCGTTTCATCGAGTGGGCAGACAAAAACCTTCCTGCAATGGTCAACGAAATGGTGCGTTTCGTGTGGTTTGGGCTGACCGACTCCGGGCGCTTCTGCGCTTATGTCCCCGCAAACTGGAAGTGGCTCACCTTTGATACCGGTGCGGACATCACTGAACCGGAGTATGGCCACCTCATTATCAAGTATTACTAAGAAAGGAGTTATAACTATATGTCGTGTGATAAGAAATGTCATCCTTTTCCCATCGAACCCGCGCCTTATGCACCGGGCGGTGAGTGTCACCCCTGCCGTCCTGACCCCTGCTGTCCCCCGCGCCCGCCGCGTCCGACGCCGCCCCCGCCCCCGGGCTGTGGGCCGTCCCAGTACGTCGGGGCGCGGTACGTCCCGAAGTTCGCTGACCCCATCGACTGGGACACTGAGCGGGGATATGAGTCCCTGACTATCGTCACCTATAAGGGCGAGTCCTATACTTCGAAGTGTCCCGTGCCGCCCGGTATTGACATTAAGAATACGCGGTACTGGGCATTGACCGGTGCATATAATGCACAGGTCGAAGAGTACAAAAATCAGGTGAAAGACCTGTCCGAACAGGTTACGGGTTTTGCATCTGATAACAAGGAGTTCCGGGACAAAATCACCCAGTATGAAAAGGACAACGCGGAGATGAAAAACACCGTCGCGTCTACTGTCGCCCGGGTGGACGCTCTCGCAGAGCGCGTGGACAACGCCGACGCGGCTATCTCTGACCTTCAGGCCGGGCAAGCTCAGACGGTGAAGGACATTGCCGCACTCGAAGCGAAGGACGCGGACCTTCAGCGGCAGATTACTTCGAACGATACCGACATCTCTGCACTTCAGGCCAAAGACCGGGAGCAGGACGCACGGCTTGATGCAATCGAGACTGTCAACGATGCACAGGCCGCTACTATCTCCCAGAACACGCAGGACATCGCCCGGAACACGGCGAACATTCAGGACAACGCGGCAAACATTGCCGTGAACTCCAAGGAGCTGGCAAAGCACGCGGCACAGCTCAAAGACCACGACGCACAGCTCACCGTTCTGCATAAGGAAGTCACCGATAACCATACGGCTATCGAACGGCTCACCTCTGTCACCGACGGACTCCGGGCAGACCTCACCGAAGACGAAGCCAAAATTGCCCAGAACGCGGACGCAATCGCCCACATTCAGCAGAAGGACGTTCAGCAGGATGGGCGGCTGGACGCTCTTGAGAACCGCACCACTGCCGCCGAAGGGCGTCTGGATGCACTCGATACCAAGACCGACGCCACCAACGCCGCCCTGACGGCTGAGACGACCCGGGCAAAGGCGGCAGAGCTGGCAAACGGGGAGCTTATCGCCGCCAACGCGCAGGAGCTGGCAAAACACGCGGATGAGCTGTCCGACCATGAGCGCCGTATCACTGCTTTGGAAACTAAGACCGACGGCCACACGCAGGACATCGCAGACCTCAAAGCCAAGGATGCCGCCCTTGATACTGCCATTGCCGCCGTTGATGACAAGGTGGAGCACCTTGAGCTTATCGACCCGAAGGAGTACGCGAAAACCATTGCGCGTATCGACGCCAAAGACGCGGAGCAGGACGGCAAAATTGCGGCCCTTGAGACTGCAAGCGCTGACCATGTGACCCGGCAGGAGTTTACCGCTGACCAGAAGCGGCAGGATGACATTGTGGGTGACTGGACTACTGCGCACCCCGGGCAGACTATCGCCCAGTGCGTGACCTCTCAGGAGTCGGAGCTTGCCGAACACGCAGGGGACATCGCCAAACTGAACGCTGACAAGGCGAACAAGACCGACATCCCCAGTCTCGACGGCTACGCTACCAAGGTGTATGTTGACAACGGGCTTTCTGCAAAAGTCGATACTTCCACCTATACCACCGAACAGGCCGCACAGGACGAACTCATCAACAAGAAGGTAGACCAGTGGGCCGACAGTTACCAGAAAACGAAGTGCGTTGCAATGTTCGCCGCCGTGAACAAACAGGAAGACGGCACTATGGAGCTGTTCGGAGTCTTCCCGGCTGGTAACGGCCTTCGCAAAAATCCGAATACTTCCCCCTTCTCTCTGGCATACGGTGAGGGCGGCACAGTTCGGATTTTCAAGCCGGACGGCACAGAGGTTGAAAGGACGAACATCAAAGCCACTTATAACAACTGGGGTGCCGCTTATAACATGATGCCGACTCTTCGGGTGACGCTCAAGCCGACTTTCACCCCTGATGCCCCGTTCTATATTCTGCTGTATCAGAACGACGCCAGCAAACCCGATAACCTCTAACAAAAAGCCCCCGCTTCGGCGGGGGCTTTCCTTTATCCTAGTCTTTCAATGTCGATGTTCTCTGCATTCACTCCACCCACTTCATACCGGCGGGGACTCATTACTATCCAAGACGCGGTCATGGTGGGTTTTATGAAGTCGGTGCGCAGGCGGGGCGGTGCGTCATGGTAAGTGAGCATCTGCCCGCCTGCATCTTCAATGATAAGGAAGTCGTTCAAGTTTTCAATGTCATCTTTGAGGGCGGCGACGCCCTCATTTTTACCAACGCCTGCAATCGTGCTTTCTAGGACGCCTTCACAGTTCCGGGCCGCGTAACATTTGGCATGAAGAAAACGAAATTCCTGATACCCATAATCGGCCTGTGGGTGTTCGTCTTCGGCTACCCCGATATAAACACACTTGCCGTTGTCCTTCTGGACAACGCACTTTCGGGCGATGCACTGCCGTTTGATTTCTTCATTGTACTCATCAACTGCCGGGACTTTCTTGCCCTCAAATTTGCAGGAGTCCGTATCCCAGTATATGACCCTGTCCCAGCCCACAATCTTCAACAGCCGCCACAGCTTGAGCCGTGTCATGCTGGCAGTCCACAGACCCCAGAGGAAAGGGAAGGTGTTCTTCTTCGTCTGGGCTTTGGTCACTTCGTCATCGGTCATGTCGTCCAGATTCTTTTCCCAGCTCAGTTTCTCGAACTCGATTGCATCCCCGATGTCTGCCGTGTACTCATCTCGAATTTGCTTCTGTGCCGTCGCACCGTATATGGTGTTCACACAGATTTTGCTAAAGGCATATTCTGGACTTCCTTTCATCGTCTCTTTGATACGAAACTTCTCAAGAATCGTGTGCCGGAAAGACTCAGGCAAATAAGCCAGACGAAATGCAAACGATTCAGCCGCTACCATTTCAGAATAGTTGTATCCTTCCCGGATTCTCTGCCAGTCGTTTGAATCGCAGTATAGCAGGAGCGTCCCTTCTGCGTCCAGAACCCGCCCGTTGTCCTCTTCTCCGATGACCTCACTATTGATGCACTTACTACGGCTTATGCAAGGGTCTGGACACTCATCTTTGATACTGAGACCTGTGATTGCAATTTTACCGACCCAGCCCATACCCGCGTCAATCAGGGCGTTCATGTCCTCTTCGGGGGTATCCTCTGGAAGGTCAAACGGCTTACCCGTGGGAAACTTCCATAACAACTGTTGCGATGGGTGCGCGCTCTTGAAGTCGTAGGAATTGCAATTCTTGAAGGTGTACCCTGCTTTCCATCTTGCCCCGTGTGTGTCGCCGCCTGCCATTGCCTTATATGCAATATAGGTCTGATTCTTGGAAAGCGTCAAGGCGTCCTTGATTTTGGCAAACCCTTTATCTCTGTTCAGATTCTTGTTGACTTCCTGCTTGACAAGGCCGGTGTTGGTGAGCGGAATCGTTGCTTCATTGAATCCGTGTTCCTTCTTCATCCGTTCTATTGCTTCATACAGGCCCAAGACATCGTTAACGCAATAGGCAAACTCTTTATCATCAAGGGGAGTGTCGGGAGTGCGGTAAACGGTATAATCCAAATCACCCTTTAACTTTTCGTGTTTGCATCCTTTTGTGGCTTTTGCAAGAGACTTTTGAAACAGCTTGAGTGAATCCCGAAACTCAATACCGTTCGAAAACTCAAGGGTGAGGGGCTTTCTGCTCTTGGTATAAAGCGCCTTGCAGTCCCCCCAACGAAGCGTTAAAAGCTGAATTAAATATGTGAATTCATAGCCCAGATTGTGGACGTACAAAACCATTTTTCTTTTGTCCGTAACGCGCCACTTATCACAGAGCGTTTCAATAATCTCTGCCCAGTCCTCAAAGTAGCGGGGAACTACGACCACGCCACCCACGCACATCTGAAAGCTGTATGCAAATCCGTCTGCGTCGTTGTTCGTCGTCTCAATATCAAAGGTGCAAGTAGTATCAATATACTCGACGTGTTTTCCCCTCTGGAAAGCCGTGCGCGGCTTGAAGTTCATGTAACTCATGAACTCCCCAGCCGTCTCACACACCATAATATCTTGACTGAATCGCATTATCTTCCCCGCCTGTTCCTCAGCATTTGAAGGATGATTGCACCTTGCATTTTATCCTTTTCTACTCTACCCTGAAACTCTTGCGCAATTTGTTGCAAATTGTCTATCTGGTTGCTGGTGATTGCTTGGTATATGACCTCAGAACCATACAGCTGTTCATTCTTCTCAGTCATGAACCTATCGAACAAATCCCCCAGCTCTTCGGGTGTACCGGTGAAGCCCATCTCCCGCGCACGTTCCACTTTCTTTTCGACGGATTCACGATACCCCGTCACGGTGGAAGTCTTCTTTATCATGAACTCCCGGAGACTGATGAACTGTTTTTCAAGCTCTGCCCGGGTCATCTTGGTTACACCTTCCTTGAAGCGGGGTTTTTCCTGCTCTGTCCGCTTCTGTAGCCATTTGTACGCGGGGGATTTATCCGACAGGCTTTTCTTCTCTAGGGTGCGAATGCGAGTGTTTGCCGCTTTGGCGGCTTTCTTCACAATGCCCCTCAGCTCATCTTCGGAGTACATACGGGGGGCTTTATTGCCGGGCGCGTATGTTCCCCAGTCATGAGAACGGAAGGGGCGGCCTTTGCCGCCCTGTTTCCGTGGTTTCTTTGCCTCTGTCGTTTTGGCGTCCTTTGCTTCTGCCGTCTTCGCATTCCTTGCTTTCGCCTTCTTTGCACTAAGGGCTTTCGGCCCTGTCTTCTTGGATGTCCGCGCCCTTGCGTCAGGGGCTTTCTTGATAAGCCCCGTGTCAGTCTTTGCTTTCTTCATGGTGTTACCTCTCTATCGTGTATGTGAATCGGATACCGTTCTTTGTATAGGTCATCGTGGGAGACTGCCCCTTAACCTTCATGCAGGAATAAAGCGTATACAATGCTAAGTCGAGTTCCACGCCGTCCTTCACCTGAACTGCACCCGCGCTGACAGGGCGCTTGAACTGCCCCTTCTTCGGCTTTCCGTACCCGTACATGAAAAGCACCATCAAAACAGACCCCCTAACGTATCCATGAGCTGAATGAAGAACACCAGACCGACGACGCCCCAGACCAGAGACAGGAGCAAGCCCAGAATCTCGACCCACTCCATGACATGACGGTGGAAGCGGTCTGTGTCGTCCTCTTCCTGTTTGTACAAGTACCACTGATTCAGCTTCATATTAAAACCATCCTTTCCACTCTGCGTAACCTACGATAACTGCACCGATGAGCAGGAGCGCCGCAAAAGGTGCGATGCATGAGAACTGGTATACTGTCATTATACCCACCCCTTGAACTCCACATCTCTAATAACGTGATACGGAAAGTTAATAGTCGAAACAATCTCACCGGAGTATAGATTGACGGCTTTATTTTCAATGTTGACCTTCAACAGAATCCCGTGGGACGTCTCCCGGGTTTCATCATCATACTGAAAGAACGTACCAGCAGGAAGACGACTGGCAGGCACATCAACAGAACGCCGTTCAATGTTCACCTTCATCATATTAAAACTCCCCCTTTGCAAAATATGCGACAAGCTCATCTGCTTCAAAGGTAGGCTCTTGGGACTGAGGGCAACGCCTGATTGCGGTGCATTCATATACCCTGTGAATGTAGTAGCGATAACCGCCCCAGATGCACCGTTCTTTCGTTCCTTCCTTCCTTTTGAGGTCTGCCAGAATCCATGCCCAGCAACTGGGTTTGATATACTGAATCATGCTTTGACTCCTTTCTTCATAAGGTCAATGTGAAGGACTTCGACCGGTGTTGTGTCGTTCTTCTTGTAGCGGGTGACGGTACAGGTATAGGGGTCATATTCATAAGTCCATCGGGCCGCTTCATAACGACCGAAAATCATGAGACAATCTCTCATCTTGTTGGTAAGTTTTATCATACAATACCCTCACTTCCATCTACGGTTAAGCTCTGACTCTATTTTATCAAATACCTCACGACAATCATAATCTTCATTAGAACACGGACAACTATCACAATCGCCGTCACAATGCTTGTAGCGATAACTCGCATACAATAAATCCTTTACGCTTGCTTTCTCGATGTTCATATCATCGCCCCTTTCTTTACTGTCTACAGTATACCACACTTTAACCCAACTGTCAACAGTTCTTACTGAAATACTTCCTAGAATCTTTCTTGGTGTACCACCTTGCGTACTTGTTTGTGTGCATTGTTGTATACATCATGCCCGTGTCGAGAGATGGGGGAAAAAATAGTTAAAAAGTTTTAACCAATACCTATTT